TCTCGTTGGGTGAGTGATTGCCCGTGGTGGTGTAGGCCATGTTGGCCGTGCCGCCCATCTGGGTCATGGCGTGCCAGTTGGTGCCGTCACTCGATCCTTGCCAAGTGATGGTGGCCCCACCAAACGTGCCAAACGTGTGGCACGTTAGGTCCGATGCTGAGCTGAGCTGGTACGGCAGCCCGCTGTCCGCATTGCCTAATGCCCAGGTGACGATGACTGCGCCGGGAGCGGTGTCGCGGCTGACGGTTGCGCTGATTGATGCCATGATGATTTCCTTTCAGGTTTAGATGCCTTGACCAGTGGTCATTTTCAAATTTGCTTCTGCCGCGTACAGCTCTTTCTTGCCGCGTTCGCGCATTGCCGTGTCGGCCAGCTTGGCCTTGATCTGTTCGAGTGTGAGGTTCTGGGTGTTGGCCATCTTCAGCATCTCGATCTCGCGCGTGAGCTGCATCTCGGCCATGCGTATCTCGCCTTCTTGTTGGGCGATGCCTTGGCGTACCTGCAACTCGGCCATGTCGCCTGCGTTCTGGGCCTTGGCCTTCTCCATCTCGATCTGGCCACGCAACTGGGCCACGGCCATGGCTGGATCGGGCGGTGCTTCCTGCGGGTTCTTCTGCTGCTCTTTGATTTTCTCCAGCTCGTCCTCGGACTTGAACACGTCCTTGGGATCGATGTGCTGGGCCTGTAGGGCCTTCTCGAATAGCTTCTGGGTATCCAGGTACACGCCGTACACCGGGTTCGCTCCAGCGGCCAGCAGGTTCAGGAATGCCTGGTTCTGGATGTCGCGGATCAGCAAAGCCGATGAGCCCCGGGCGTCGATGCTGAAGTCGCCCTTGATCTCTTCGTCCTCGTTGTACATCATGTTGTAGTCGTAGTATCGGCGGATGTGCGGACGGGTGACCATGTCATCAAACTGTTTGACCAAGCGGCGCAACACCACGTTGGCGCTGTTCATCAGCATCTGCATGCCGCCAACAGTGTCAGGCGCTGCACCCTTCTCGCCTTGCATGATGACCGGCACGCCGGTCTCCATGTCGGCCAGCTCCATGGCCATCTTGATGATGCCTGACAGCTCGACCTGGTGACTGTTGAATTCCACTGCGGTAAATGCTTTGCGCACGTCGTCTACCTCGTCGGTGGCAAACCATATCTTGCGCGCGCTGATCTGCCACTGCTTGTCTGCTGGCTGGATGGCTCCGGCCTTGACGATGATCTGTGGCCCGCTGGATACACCGGCGTTGTCCATCATCTGACGCCATGCAGCGTTGAGGACCTTTTGCTGTGCACGCATGAGGTAGGGAATACCATAGCCCCACACGCTGTCAGACACGCGCTCCCAAACGTAGAAGTCGTATGGCAACTCGCCGCCTTCAAGCGGGTTGAGGTATGCCTTGACGATGGTGCTGTTGATCATCACGACGCATGCGCTGACCGCGCGGAGTTCGTCCTTCTCACCCAGCTTGATGCCTGCTGCCTCAAGGTCGTCGTGGTCGACTTCGCCCCAATAGCTCCACATCTCGTACACGTCGCGTGCAATGTCGCGCTGGTCGTCGTCCTTCAGTTCCTGAAAGGTGACCGACTTCTTTGGCCCTTCTTCCAGCACTTTGCGAATCTGCTCTTTCATGTACCCGGGCTGTTTGGCCAAGTCACGGACTTGGCGGCTGGTCAACTGCTCGCGCTCGTAGATGCCCTTGCCGTTGTGGATCGAGTCGCCGCAGCCCGGGTCTGGCCAGACGTTGCGAGGGTCAATGCTGAATGACGCAGGTGTCACTTCGGTCACGATGTCCAGCTGGTGGATTGTGTTGCCCTGCATGTCCTTGTATGGCTGCCAGGCTTTGCGCGTGCGGTTGGTGACGATCGGCCCCTTGATCACGCCGGTGCCCAAGCGGGCCGAGTTGTGAATCACTTTGCGCAACTCGCCGTTGTAGTCGCACTCGACCAGCTGGTCTTCGATCTCCAGCTGCATAGCGTCTGACTTCTCGCGCGCCGTTTGCATGGCCGCGCGCGCAATGTCGCGCATGGCCAAGGGCTCGCCAGTATCTGGGTGCATCAGCGGCTGGCCAGTCTCTTTGTCGCCAGCCATCTGGGTGTCACGGCTCATAGCCATGAGCTTGGGTTTTGGTGTGGGTTTGATGCCCCAGTTGCGGTCGTCGGTGGGCAACAGAATGTCGGAGATGCGCGCCTCGGCTGCATTGGTTTTCTGTCTGGTCAAGCCGATGTAGACGGTCGAGCGATGGGGCTTGGCGTTCTGTGTGGTGACCGGGTAGCCCTGCTCAACGCTGGTCATCATCTGGCTGGCTGCTTTGTTGACGTTGTCCTTGGCGTTGTATTGGTCCTCGTCTTCAAGCCAACGCTTATCGACCCCATAGCTGTAGCGGGCACGAATCCATTCGTCGCGCTGGTGGGACATGGACTGGCCAAACGCTTGCAGACGTTCCTGCGTGCGCTCCCTCTCCATCTGGGGATCGACAACGTCCACTTCTACATCAATTTGTTGGGGTTGCATGTGTTGGTCCTATCAGGCTGGGCGGTTCATCTGGGCAGCGATGATGCCCGTGCCCATGGTTTGTTTGATGTTGCGATTCTCGGGGTTGACACCGGTCTTGGTTGCTTGACCATCGACCAGGCCACCTTGGACCGGTTGCAATGTAGGTGGGCGCTGCATGACCTCGCGGCCTGATGCCATCGCTGGTGCGTTCTGAGACTTGGCACCCTGCATGGCCGTGTTGCGTGCAGCGGCCTGGTTCATGGCGGTCATGTTAGCTTGCCCGGCATCCGTGCGGGCTTTGTCAGCGGCAGCAGACTGGCGCATTTGTTGCTCTTGCAAACTGCCTTGCGGTTGCAAGTTGGCGTACCCCGCTTTTTGTTTTGCCAGCTGGTCGGCTTGTTGCGCTTGCAAACTGCCTTGCGGTGGTTGCATTTTGGCGTATTCCAAAGCCTGTTGATTTGACTGCGCGTTGGCTTGTTGAGTTGGATTGAACGACTGTTGCGACGGGCCAAATATGGGCTTTGATGATTTGATTGAGAAGGGGTTGTTAGTTGGCATGTCAGTATCCAGTCACAGGGTCGAATACGCCAAACGGCGTGATGTTGGGAATCTTGTTGCCGCGTATGCGGACTTCGGCTTCTTCTTGCGTCTTGGCAAACCGACGCATCATCATGCCGTACCTGGTAGCTGACATCAAGTCATCAGCCTGCTTGACGACCAGGCCGTCTTTGCGGTGGTACAGGCGGAACTCCTCGAACCAATCCTCCAGGTGAGCGAACACCCGAAAGCGCATGGTCTGCATGCGTGTCAGCATCTCAGACAGTCCGGCCTCTACGCCGTTGCTGCCATCCTCAAATGTAGCTCTGTCCTTCAACAGGTTCAATCCCTGATCGCGGTACTGCTTGGCCAGCTGTTCGCCGGAGCCGCCCTTGTCACGTTGCAAGCCGTCATGCGGCCAAGCAACTGGCACCCATTCGCCCCTGGCCCGAACGGCCATGGCGTGCCCGGCAATGCCGGGCTCGCTCTTGCGGTAGCAGTCGGTGACGTAGATCGTGTCGCTGTCTCGGTCCCATGCCATCCAGGCGGCTGCGGTTGGGTGGTCCACCCCGAAGTCGATGCCCATGATGCGCGGCCAGTGCGCCGGAACTGGGAACGGTCTTACCTTGATTGCCTCTTCGGCAACCGGGAAGATGCGCCCGCTGCCCAGAATAGGAATGCCCTTTGCCCGTGCTTCGCGCTCGTGCTCAGGGTATGCGTTGATGATGGCTTCGCGCTGCTCTTCCGTGTAGTGCTCGGCGTCATGGATTGTCATGTTGGTGACGTTGGTGCCTGTGGGCTTGTCGACCAGGTAACGCTTGACCACGTCGGACATACCCAGCAAAGGCGTAAAGGTTACGCACACCTGACCACCGACAGCCTGCGTGCGGGTCAGGCCCTCAGAGTAAACACCTAGTGGTGGCTCCTCATCGAACCATACCCAATTGACCGTGTCGGCCTGCCACTTGGTGCGGCCCTGGTCGTATGAGTTGAACTGGATAACCGAATCTTCGCCACAGTCGTGACGCACGACGATGCTGGACACTGCGTCCGGCACGCCTTGCTTCATGCTGGTGTCGCGGATGCACTCATGAGGAATGGAGCCAGTGCCCCATTCGTCGCGCACTTCAGGCGGGCCAAGCAACAAACGCTGCACGCCTTTGCGTGTCAGTTCGGCAGACTCGGACCCGACCATTGCGCGGATCGCGTAAGGGTATCGCGTGCCCTTCCACCAGGCAGGGTAACGACCAGTCAGGTGCATCGCGGTCTCGAATGCACCGGCCCACGTCTTGCCAAGTTGGTTACCGGCCATGAACAAACGCTCACGGAATGATGCGCCAGCCTGGTGGAAATCCACCTGCTTGGCGTATGGCTTGTAGGTGGCCAGGCGATTGCGCTTGGCGCGAATGTCTTTGATTCTTAGCAGCTCATAGACTTCGAGCTTCTCTTCGTGATTGAGCAATGACAGATCAAGTCGAGAGAGGTCGAGGTCGTCAATCTTCATTTGCTTGCAGCCCTGGATAAGTACATGGCCAATCGATCATCGAGCTGCTCAGACGTGAGCTCCAGGTTGCCGGAGACTTTCATCTCGACAGACTTGAGCTTGGGCTGCGTGTATTGCAGCATCTCGTTGAGCATGCGCAGTTTGGTGTCTGCGTCGACGGCATCGACCATGATTGGCTGTTTGGTTTCAGGATCAATACGTGGCTTGCCATTCACATCACGCACGGGAACCCGGCGTTGCAAGATGTTGATCATCTCGACAGCCGGGTCCATGCCAGCCTCACGCAAAGCCTCGGCCACCGCCTTGAGGTTGATGCCCATAGGCTTCTTGCTTGAGATTTGCTTTGCGTGTCGATGCGCAGGCGTAGGGCCAGCAGCCTCAAGGTCCTCGATAGAGGCGAGCCTGGGCGGTGCGCCTGCCAGCTCAGCCAATCGAGTTGCTCCGGTTTTACGTCCCATGTTAATCCTTCATCGCTTTGCGAATAATGCCGTTGCGTGCGCTGATCCCTTTGGCCTTGGCCTTGGCGTCTGCCTTAGATGAAGCACCCCAAGCCTGCAAGCTAAGCAGCAGCCGGGTAGGCTCGCCGTCTTTGCGCTCAGGGCCGGGCATGTTGCCCATCCTGGCCAGGAAGCTCGCGCGGCGTGGGTTGTCGCCGGACTTCACCGGAGCTTTGAGGTTCATGCCTTCAGCCTTGGCACTGGCGCGACCCTTCGCATTGAGACCCCCTTCGGGGTTCTTTCCTTCGGATCGTTGCCAGGCTGGGCTCTTCATTTCATGGCCTTGCTGATGATGCCGGTCTTGGCAGTCTTGGCCGACTCCACGAAGTCGGCCTTGCTTGGCGCACCCT